CGACAATATCGAGCAAGCCTTTCCAGAGGTGGACCCCGGTCTGCGACCTTTCGGGTCGAAAATCATTGTGCAGAAACGGTCGCCTCGTACAGTCACCAAGGGTGGGATCTACGTTCCACAAGATTCCCAGGAGACTGAGTTTTGGAACACTCAGGTCGCTAAAGTTATCACTCTCGGACCCGGAGCTTTCAAGAATCGCACTACTCTGGAAGTGTGGCCCGAAGGAGACTGGTGCCAGGAGGGCACGATTGTGCGCATACCAAAGTACGGTGGCGACAAGTGGTTCGTGGACCTCCCTGGTTCTCAGTCTGCACGTATCGGCGTAGACCAAGTGTGTTTTGTAATCTTCAATGACCTGGATCTCATTGGGGAAATTACGTGTGATCCATTAGAGGTAGTCGCTTATCTGTAGGAGGTAAAGCATGTCCCAGGTCGAATATGACGTCGATCCTAAGGATGAAGAAAAAGACGACGAAAAGTTTGTTGCTGTCGAAGACGACCCCGATGCGGGTAAGGATGTCGATAGCGACGTAGATGACGACGACGACGGTGACGACAAGGAAGAGAGCCGACTCGGTGGTGGTCGCGAAGAGGACGACGCCGAAGAGAAAAAGAAAAACCGTCGTGAAGAGAACAAATCTCGTCGTGTGCGGCAGAAGGAAGCGCGTGACCGCACTGACCGTGAACTGAAGTTTCTGCGCGGACGCAACGAGACGTTAGAGCGGCGCTTCAGCCAGCTAGAGCAAGATGTCGATCAGAGGGTCACGGGCAGCGAAGTTGCCAACGTAGACACTGCCATCGGCAAATCCAAATCCGATCTGCAGCTTGCAAACCAAGTTATTCAGCAAGCAGTCGAGCAGAACGATGGGAAGAACCTCGCTGAGGCACTAGACCATCGTGACACTATCCGCGACAACCTACGCGATCTCGAACAAGCCAAAGAGTACCTGAGCCAAGACCGTCGAGGTGGTGGTGCAGAAATGCAGCAGCAGCTGGATCCTCGACACGTCGCGCATGCTCAGTCCTTCATGATGGACCACGACTGGTGGGATCCACGCGGTGGAGACCAGGATTCAAAGCGGGTCCTGTTGATCGACCAATCATTGGTGCAAGAAGGCTTCGAGCCGCAAACCAAAGAATATTGGGACGAGCTGAGACAGCGCGTCCAGAGTGCATTACCGGGCCATTTCGACGCTGGAGATGGTGCGGACGATGACGAGAGTGGTGACGACGACACCGGAAACGGTAAGCCGAAAGACACTCGGAATCGTGGGCCTCAATTCCGAACCGGTGGGCGTGAGCGTCCGCTGAAGAAGAACGAGGTCTACATCAGCCCCGAACGCAAGGACGCGATGGTCGAGGCTGGTGTTTGGGATGATCCAGTGCTCCGTAACAAGTTTCTGAAAGCATACTCGAAGTATGACCTAGAGGAGGGAGCTACTGATGCCAGCTAAGCGAAAAAATGACACGAGACTGAATTCCGATCATTCGGGAGACCCGCGAACAGATCGTCGCACGGAAGAGCGAAGTGTGACGCAGAACCGCGAGCTATCAGACGATGAACGGGTGGCTGAGTTTCGCCAGCAATATTTCCAATCAGCATTGCCTGACTTACCAAAGATTCCTAATTACCACGTTTGTTGGCTGACCACGGAAAATCCACGCGACCCGATCCATTCAAGGATGCGGTTGGGTTATGAGCCGATTACCGAGACGGACATCCCTGGCTGGGAGCACGCCTCGATCAAGACCGGCGAGTGGCAGGGTTGCATCGGTGTGAACGAGATGATTGCTTTCAAGCTTCCTCTCGAACTGTACGAGTCGTACATGTACATCAATCACCACGAGCAACCACTGGGCGAAGAGGAAAAACTCTCTGCCTCAATCCGTGCGATGGAAGCCGAAATGAATGCGGCGTCGAAGGGCGCAGTGGAACTGGAACTTGAAGACGGCACAGCTGCGTTGGGAACGGCTCCGGAGCCCCCACCGTTTGCTAGGCAAACAGGTGAGGAAACGCCTCCGGGACAATTTTAACCTGAGTCGGAGGAACTCGAATGAGTTCAGTAGCATCTCCGTTCGGGCTGAAGCCCGCGTTTCATCCGTCTGGCATTCTTCGTCAAGGCATTACGACGATTCTGTCGGGTTTTGGTACGAACATTTTTCAATTCTCTCCCGTGCAAATTCTTGCCGATGGTTCGATTGGACCAGCGGCGGCAGGCGCACGCGCTGTAGGCGTCTTCCAAGGCGTGGAGTTCACTCGAACTGACGGGCGACGTGCAGTCGCCAACAACTGGGTAGCGAACGAGGTCGCTACCGAGATCGTCGCGTACTACACATTCGATCCGGATATCGTTTACGAGATCCAGGCGGATGCGCCCTTCATCTTAGCCAACATCGGTAACCAGTTCGACTGGTCTGCCCCTGGAGGCAATGCGACCACCGGACTTTCAAACCAGGATCTCACCATCGCTTCGGCGGCGGCGAATGCAGGCTTGCGAGTCATCGGTGTTAACCCTGCTGCGGACAACATAATTGGTGACCTGTTCACCATCGTCCAAGTGCAGATTTCTGAACACCAGTACGTCGCTGATATAGCGGCTGTATAACCGAAGGAGGTAGATCATGGCTGTTCCAATGAGATCGACCGACTTTCGGTCAATCGTAGAACCAATCCTTAACGAGACCTTTGACGGCATCTACAACCAGCGTGCCGACGAATGGAAAGGTGTATTCACGGAGCGCACGGGTACCCCCCGTTCGTACCATGAAGAGCCGGTCCTGTTCGGTTTCAACGCTGCGCCCGAGATGCCTGATGGCACCCCGGTCACGTTTGACGCTGGCGGCGTGCTGTTCATTCAGCGCTATGTCTACAAGGTCTTCGGACTAGCGTTTGCGTTGACCAAGGTCCTCGTCGAAGACGGTGATCACATTCGCATCGGCACGATCTACTCTGAGCACCTTGCTCAGTCGATGATCGAAACGAAGGAAACTTTGTGTGCCAACATCTTCAACCGTGCTTTCAACGGCGCGTTTGTCGGTGGCGACGGTGTCGCGTTGAACGTGACTAACCACCCGATTGCTCCCGGTGGGAGTGCAGGTGGGGTGTTCTCGAACCTGTTAACGACTGCTGCGGCTCTGTCGCAAACGTCGCTTGAGCAGATGCTTATCCAGGTCCGTAACGCTGTTGACAACAACGGCAAGCGTATCCGGTTGACTCCGCTCAAGATCGTGACTGGTCCGAGTCAAGTCTTCCAGGCTGAGGTGTTGCTGAAGTCGGTCCTGCGTGCAGGCACGGCGAACAACGACATCAACCCAATCCTCTCGATGGGTCTGCTTGATCAAGGTCAAGCTAACCTTTCGCGTATCACATCTACCACAGCGTGGTGGGTGCAGACGGATGCTCCTCGTGGGCTCCAGATGATGATGCGTCGAGGGCTGGAGAAGTCGATGGAAGGTGACTTCGAGACCGACTCGATGCGGTACAAGTCCACGGAACGTTACATTCCGGACTGGACGGATCCGCGAACGGTGTTCGGCACACCAGGGCTCTAAACTTAACCAGAAGTGGTGGGGACCGGACGTGAAACGGTCCCCCGACTTCTCCAGACGTGAAATGGAGAAACCCTTATGGGCTTTGTAAATATTCAGAACACCAACATTGAGAATGGGGTCACTAACAGGAACGCGAACAACATGTTCGGCTCCATGGCTCAGTTGGACCCAACGCGCTTCCATAACTACATGGAAGACTTCGACTACTTCACCGCAGCTGACTTCACCTTCTCTGGTGTAGGTGCGGGGACACAGGCATTGGCAGACGTAGACGGTGGTGTGCTTCGGCTGACCACAGCCGGTGCCGATAATGATTCCGAGTTTGCCGTCAAGAACGGTCAGAGCTTCCTGATGGAGGCTGCGGCGAATCGCAAGCAGTACTTCCGCTCGCGGCAATCGGTAGACGATGCCACTGACTCTGACCTCGTGGTTGGGCTGGCTGACGGTGGAGGTCTTACTCCAGCCAACGGTGTCTTCTTCCGCAAGGATGACGACGCTGCGACGCTGGACATCATCGTGCGTTCGGGAGCTGCTGACATTGCGACAGATGTGGCAATCGCGACGATCACGACGAACCTCTTCACAACTGCGTGGTACTGGGATGGTATCGACCGTGTGTACTACGGTGTGAACGGAGTGGCTCTGGGCTTCCTTGACCTGAATGGTCTGGCGCTTCCTGTCGGTGAACTGCAACCCGCTTTCGGTGTGCAGGCAGGGGCAGTTGCTGCGCTCGTAGGAGATTTCGACTACATCTTCGCGACGAAAGAGAGGGACTAAACCATGAGATCCGTAGCTCAGACACGAACGCTGGGTGCGGCGGACCCCAATGGCATTTGTCTCGATCAACAGCTGGGTGCCGCAGGCGACCTGGCAATCAACGGGGCTTTTGCTACAGGTGGTGTCGCTACACTCGATGCGCAGCGGCAGGTGGAGTTGGAATCGGCTGGCAACATCAGCGCGACCAACTTCACCGTTACCGGCACCGACGACAGCGGTAACATTGTCGAAGAGACAATCGCAGGTCCGAACGTAGGCGTAGTAGCAACCGCAGTGAACTTCCGTACGGTCACGCAGATCGCAGCGGATGCTGCCTTTGGTACGAACGTAGAGATCGGAACGAACGGTGTGGGAGCCTCGCAAGAGGTTCCTCTCGATCAGTACATCTCTCCGTTCAACGTCAGCTTGGCAGTACTCATCGAATCAGGTGCGCTTAACTACACAGTGCAGTTCACCTTCGACGATGTGTTCAGTGGCAACAGCGGTCCGTTCACGTGGTTTGACCACACGGACCTGACAGCTCTGGCTGTTGATGCGCAAGCAACCCTGATCTCGAATGTGAAGGCAGTGCGCATGTTGACGAACTCCGGTTTAGGGACGGCTCGCTTCGAGTCGCTGCAGGCTGGGCTTACCTAATGGGAGTCACTAACAACACCGTGCAGGGGGGTGGAGCCGGTGGTGGGGGAGGCGGAAGTACCCTCACCGTCTCGGAGCTTATTGAGCGCGAAAAGCCCAAGAAGTTCTTCAAGATGTGGGAACTCAACACGGGTGCCAATAACCTGAGTGACCACGGAGCCGAGCCTTCTACCGCGCTGCTTGATACGGGTGTCCCCCCTCCAACTCATGCGGCAGAAACGCCGATGGTGTTAGACCCCACGCAGACTGCGCCTGAGTTCAACGGCACTACGGGTCACTACTTGAGTACGTTTGCGAATGACATGGCAGGGTCGCACTCGGCTTTCAACATCGGCACGATCTTCGCCTTCTTCAAACTCCAGACTAACCCCGCTGGCACGCAGATGATTTGGAGCCAAGGCAATGCGGGTGGTGCCACTAATGGTGAGCTGTTTTATTTCAACAATGCAGGAACCTCAGAGCTATGGGTGCGCACGCGGCTCGACGGTGGCGCGAATTTCATGAATTCGCAGCTTCTGCCTGTTGGCGCTGCCGCCATTGCACTGAACGAATGGCACATGATTGGTTATCGTCAGCCGGGACTTGGTGCAGGTTGCAATTGCTTTTGGGATGGGACTTTCTTCACTTCAGCCGATGCTGAACTCACGAACGCCGTTGGCGGCACAGGTGCTCTGGATGATTGGTGGGCTGAAACGCTAGTAGCAGTAGCACCAGCTGTGCGGATGACCATAGGCGCTACGCCTACCACGGTCCCAGCAGGATTCCTCGATGGGCTCATCTTCGGCGTGATGCTCGATGACGTGTTATGGAGTGACGCCAACCTCACTGCGGTTTGGGATAGAGCCATCGCTAATGGACTGAACGCATGAGACCGGTCAGGGTATCCCTAACAGGTAGCCCAGAGACGGGTCCTCCGATTCCGTTGGACAAGTATGCCGTGCCTCAGAACACAGGCCTGGTCGTCGTGGTGAATGGTGTGATCACCTACTTAGTCGAGCACACGTTCGACGACGTGTTCGACGTGAACTTCAACCCTGCGACAGCGAACTGGATCCCACACCCGATTCTCGATGGGCTGTCAGTAACCCAGGACTCGAACTATGCGTTTCCTCCTGAAGCGTGCAGGCTGCGCACCACCGCAGGGGCAGGGACAGCTCAGTTGACCGTGGTGCAGGCGTCAGGGGGTATCTCGTGAGAGGTAGCAGCATGAACGTCACCGGTCTAGGCGACTCTCAGCTCATGCAGGTCCTTGAGCTGTTGGCTGACCCGAAGGCGTTCAAGAAAGCACTCGATCAGCTCAAAGCTGAGCAGCAACGTTTGAAGGACCAGATCGAACTAGCCGGTACTGCCTCCGAGATCATGGAGATCCGTGGGCGTATCGATCACGAACTCACCGATGCACGGGAGGAGAAAGACAAGGCACGCGAGGAAGCCAAGCAACTGAGCGAACGAGCGAAGGCGGAAGCGATGAGCACCGTCGAAGCAGCGAAACGCGAAGCAGCGGAAATGACAGATTCTGCTAAAGCAGCTTTGGAGGACGCACAAGGTCGTCGTGACAAGGCGCAGGAAAATTACGCGGAGACGCAACGCACAGAGCAAGAACTCGTACGACGTGAGCAACACATCCAGAACATGGAGGCGAAGCTGGAGCGTCAGCTCGCTGAGACTCACGACCTTGAAGAACAACTTCTGAAGGAGAAGTCCAGACTCGCGACGGTAAGCGAGACTCTAAAGCAAGCAGTGGGGTGACCGCATGGTGTCATCAGGACTAGGCACTGCTGGGATCGTAGCGATCCCCATCCCTGCGGGTGGGGCACTCGGTGAGGTTCTAACAAAACTGTCAGCCGACAATTACGACTTCGACTGGGTTGCTGGTGGTGGTGGAGGTGGAGGTCTCCTCAGTGCAGAGTTTAGATTTAGCACGTCCACAGTTGCAGCTGATCCAGGGTCAGGTCGCTTCAGGTTTGACACGGCAGCTTATGCGACCGTCACAGAGATCTTCATCGATGACCTGACCGACAACGGAGTTGATGTTTCAAATCTTCTTGGTCTGATCAGTGCAGGTGATCGACTCTACTTTCAGGTGAAGTCCGAAGCCAACAAGTTCGTTATCTTCGATGTCATAGGACCGTCAGTTGATAATGTTGGATGGTTCACGATCCCAGTAGACGATCTGTTCGCTGGTGACTTCTTTGCTAATAACGACAAATGCATAATGATTTGGGCTGTGCAGGCTGCAGCACCCCAGAAGAAAATCTACGAGGGGATGTCAACTCGTTCGCTCATTTCATCTGACTTCATCGATCCTCCAGGCGGATTGCAGGCCGAAGGTCTTCTTGCCATTTCAGCTGGTGCAGGAGCTGCCGTTTCTGTGCCCACCGCTGCCTACGACTTCACCAATCACCCAGGTGTCTGGGGACTCAACACGGGTGCGACGTCAGCTGGGCGTGTGTTTCTACTTTCGGAGTTCGGGCAAGGCTTTCATGTAGGTGTCGGTGGACTAACACGTCATGGTTGCTGGTATCAGTCTCCTGCTGTTGCCTCCGATGCAGCCAACCGCTACGTGATTCGCAATGGCTTCTTCAGCATGGCTCTGCCGAATACCATTCTTCAGGGGATTGGGTTTGAGGCTCAGGACAACCAGAACGGCAATCGATGGCAGGCAATCACTGAAGATGGTATTGGCGAGACTTCCGTAGATACCGGTGTAGCTGTTGGAACATCGACGTACTTCAAAATGGAGTTCGAGGTGAACGCACTCGGCACGTCGGTGGAGTACTTCATTGACGATGTGTCGGTCGCAACCATTACGACTAACATCCCGTCGGGTACAGGCTTCGGACACTTCATATCGGAGCACATCATGAAGCTCATAGGTGTCGCGAACAGAGCATCGTACGTTGATGCGTACTACTTCTATCAGGAGATCACTCGCTAATGGCACAACGTGACGTCATCGTCGAACGACTCTCCGTCGAGGTCAACGAGCTGAGTGACCGGGGCTTGTCGCTTCGTGTTCGGTTCGGTGACGGGACAGACACTTTCAACATCGAAATACCGCGAGTGATCCTCTCGCAGCTGCAGGAATTGATACAAGAATTTGGATACTCGGTATCGGAAGAGGTCGAGGACGACGCAGGAGTACGCGATTTGATCGCGAGTAAGAATTATTTGATCAGGTTACAGAGTTAGGAGACGACCATGAAAAAGAACGTAGGTATGACATACGTTAAAGACTTCAGCTTCCCACCTGAGCAAGGGTTCACTGGGTCAGCTGGTAAGAGTTCCGTGAAGGGCTACATGCGTGGCGGACACGTGAAAGATCACGTGAAGGCGGCTGCGCAGAAGAAACGCGCACCTGGTCCTGGTGCCGCTCACGGGGGGCACATGAAGGATGACGACTACTCCCATGGGGGTACCGTCGGCGTGACCACTAAGCGCGGGCCAAAGTCGAGGCGTACGAAGTCAACGATGACCAAGGCTGCGGGTGGCGGCTACATGGAAGGCGGCATGCACGACAAGTTATACGCCGAAGGCGAGAAGATGGGTTACATGCGTGGTGGTCGGGTGAAAGACACCTCCGCTGAGTTCGTGCAGCAGTCGAGAGCCCAGGACCCGATGGATAACGCGCTCGTTCCTGCGGGGTCTACGGATGCGCAGGACAAAGCAGCGGGCGGACACAAGCGTCTCAAGCCGAAGTTCAAGAAGGGTGGTGGCGTACGCGCTGTGCGTATGAAGGAGGGAGGTAGAACACCGTCCCCACCGTCCGTAGGACATCTCGGTGAGGGTGCGTTAGCACGTGGTGCTCGTGCCATGCGAGAGCATGAGATGAAGATCGATGAGACAGCACAGGAAGCGATTGCAGCTTCACGTGCGTCTATGAGAAGTGGTACGGCAACGCATGATCGACCTCCGAAACCGGCAGCGAAAAAAGCGGCACCGGGATCTCAGCGCGGTAAGCGTCCGCATTACGGTCTGCCCTTCAAATCCACACCGATGGTCAAATAGGAGAATCCCTTGGCTACCAGTGGGACAGTCGGCTCGACGATCTTCACGAACCAGCAGATCATCGATCATGCGTTTCGACGCTGCAAAATGGTTGAGCAAGAGATCACAGGGGAACACCTGGAGATCGCACTCGACTTGATGTGGATGTTCTGCATGACGCTCGTGAATAGGGGCATCAAGCTGTGGAACATCGACGCGATCATCCTCCCCTTATACGAGGCTGAGCAGACGGTACCGTTACCTCTGGGTACGGAGGACATCCTCAACATCAACTTGCGCACGCAGACGCGGATAACAGGAACTGCGACTGCCACGGAAGGCGTTGCGGACAACGCTTTCGATAGTGACCTAACAACTGCGTGCACACAGGTGGCACCAGATGGTTCGATTACGATGACGCTGACGTCGGCACAGGCTCTGCGTACCTTCGGCATCCTGCCCAACGTGTCGGCAGCAACTCCTACGGGGTGGAGCTACGTGATCGAGGCGTCGAACGACGGCTTCGTGACGTCCACCACGTTTATCACACGGACAGACTCGACCGTGGTCGCAGGTGAATGGCTGTGGTTCGACGTGCAGGGAGTCACGGCATTCGACTCCTGGCGTTTGCGTGCATTCGGTGGCGTCACCGTGCTCGACGTCATCGAGATGGTCTACCAGACCACACCGCAGGAGATCCCGTTCTACTCCACGCTGAACCGGACGGACTACTCGAACCTACCTGACAAGACAAGCCTGGGGCGACCGACGCAACTCTGGTACGACCGACAGCGCACGATCCCGCAGCTGGAGATCTGGCCGAGCCCTCAGTTCCAATTCACCTTCGCGCAGATCACTGGCTTCGTGCAGTCACAGATGCAGGACGTAGGTACGATGACGGACGAGCTGGAGGTGCCTGATCGCTGGTACCTCGCCATCGTCTGCCAGCTGGCGAAGCAGCTAGCGCGTGAGATCAAAGAAGTGCGTGAAGAACTCATTCCACGCATCGATGCGGATGCGCAGCTGTATCTCGACGACGCCTGGACAGGTGAAGGTGACGGCTCCGATACGTTCTGGCGACCTAACATATCGCCCTACACGAGGTAACGATGTCACTTTTTATTGATCCGACAGGCAGATCGACTTACGGCATCGGTGTGTGCGCACGCTGCTGGCAGAAGTTCAGCCTGGAAGATCTGTACTCAGACCCCAACTCACCGGGGCTGAAAGTCTGCTTGAACGACCTGGACGACTACGATCCGTATCGTTTGCCTGCACGACACACAGAAGATGTGACGCTGCGGTTCTACCGTCCGGACGAACCCCTGACAGATGGGGGTCCAATCCCCAACGTAATCAGCCTCAACGGTGTGCGAGCAACGGTTGGTGGTAACCCGCGTGTGACTGCAGGGGGCGACTTGCGCGTCCTCGAAAGCGCCACGCTTGGAGAGGATGTGCCCTAATGCCTAATGTAAGAATTTCAGATTTGCCATTTGCCGCACTGCCGTTGGTCGGCGCTGACAGTTTCTTCGAGGTGCAGACCATCGAAGGTGGCGAACAAGTCAGTCGGAGGGTTGCAGCGGACAACATCACTGTCGCCTCAGCCGGAAGTTTCATAGGCACAGGTATAGTCGATCCGAGTACAGCGCTTCCGTATGACTACGATGCCGAGCTGGTTTTTGAAAACGCTAACGGACTTGAGACAGGTAGGTTGGGTTGGGATGGGGCAAGTACCCTCAAACTCGAGTCCCTCGCGTTCGGTGCGAATCTTCAGCTCGTAACCCGAAGCCCCGCAGGTGTCGAGCAAGTTGCCTTCGTCTACAGCTCTAGCAACGACGTCACCCAGATCGGGCAGAATGCGATTCACATCGATGGCAACGGAGATATCGATTTCGAGTACGACATCTTGGGGGGCAACACCGGGAACCTGATGATCCTCAGGCAGTTCGATCTGCAGCTCATCGACCAAGCGACATCGACCAGTGGGCGACTTGTTTTTTCTCAAGGCTCTTTCATCATCACAGAGCGTGGGCACATTGGTTTAGATGCCGACGGTTTCTTCCGAATGTACACCCCGCTGAGCGCAGGTCCTGCTATTGGAGCACGTACGTCTTCCGTTGACTGGGATCCCTTTGATGTAAATGTTAGTGCTGGTGATGCGCAGCTAAACGAGATAACGGGGGGTGTTCAAAGTGTCTCTCTGACCACTATTACCACAGGCATCGCGGTTCACGGGGTTCTGACAAACAATCCTGCGACACCTGGGCTGGCTCAGGATGCCCTCGTCACTCTACGGAATGGGACACCTACCCAGGTGGGCGTCATGGGCTACATCGGTGCGGACTTCCGTGTCGAAGCTCAGCAGCGTGGCGCAATTATGCTCCTTCGGGTCATTGACGACGCGGGCCTATCGATCAATACATTCTTTGCTGATCCGAACGTCAATACACAGCTGGGTCACGGACCGTCGAACGCATTCGTTGCACGTACAATCACACCCGCTGCTGGAGGTCTGCAGGTCGATAACCAATCGACAGGTGCAGGCTTCGAGCGTGTACTGACGACAGCAGACCTCGCTGCGGCTGGTGTCGCATCGTTCGAGGGGCGTGTCGGTGCCGTCGTAGCTAATGTTGCTGACTACGCTGACGTCCTAACCGTCTTCTCAGTGCTGCAGACGTTCGGTGCGCACGCTGCGTTTCTCGACGCTGATGAGGCTCGCTTCGGCACAGGCAATGATGTCCAGCTGGTGTTCAACGCTACTGACATGCTCTTCAACGCGGTCGATGGCGTGGACTTCCGCTTTGTTGGTGGCACGGCTGGCGCGGAGACCATGCTTACCCTGCTTGCTAATGCAGGGATGGAAGCGTCCTTCGACGGCACGGTGAGGTTTGCCACTACGGCTATTGGTGCAGAGGTCACCGGCACCGGGCTTGACTTGGTCAACTCTGCGGCATCATCGACCGAGTTCAAGGTTTTCAACAGCGCTGGAGGCATTACATTCTTTGCGTCTGTGACAACGGGTGACGGAGCTATCGCGCAGCTAAGTGGCGCGGGTGTGATTCAAGATCGTTTCATGAATTTCTTTCTGAATGGTGCGGTCGAGCAGTTCTTCAATGCAACACGTCGTTCAGCAACTACCTCTGTTGGCATAGACTTTTTCGGTCAGGCAGTCGATCTCGATAATTCCTCAGCCGGTACTGTGGCTGTGTTTTTATCACGGAACAACACTGGCGGGATGCATATCGGGGTTGACGCATCAGGCAATATGAACATTAGGCAGCTGGCTTCAAGCGGCTCTAATGAGGACATCATTGCGCAAGCTACTCGCAATGCTGATATCGCGTTCTTCCACAACAACGTTGAGACCTCTCGTACTGACTCGTTAGCCAACGGTGGCTTCTTCGTCAACAACACGCTAACTGGTGCAGGCTTCGAGCGTGTGCTCACGACGAGTGATATCGGTGGCAGCGGGGGTTTGATCACTACCGCATTCAAGACCACGTCAGAGACGATCACCAACGACGCTGCGTTATCTGACGACGCAGATCTGCTTGTCGCGGTAGTTGCCAACGAGCGCTACAGCCTGGAGATGTTCTTCGACTTCAGTAGCTCCAACTTAGGTGACTTTCAGTTTGACCTGCGCGGTCCAGCAGGCTTCAACCTGGATGGGCTTGTAGTCATGGGCATCGAGGACACCATCCTGCAGCTCACCTCAGCCAGCTCGCTGACGATTGACACTACCAACCCCGCGTTTGTCTACCACGCCTCGATCAGCGCTAAAGTTTTTGCTACCGCAAGCGGCAACGTTCGTTTCCGTTGGGCACAAGGCACGTCCGATGCGGGTAACACCACCCTATTGATAGGCTCCTGGATACGAATCCAGAGGCTGTCTTAAACCAAAGGAGAACTAGAAATGCCAATGATGAATGCAACTCCCCAACAGATCGCTGCCGCCGCAGCCGCTGGTGTGGAGCTTCTATCGGATAGAGATTTGAAGGTCCCGCTGGGTGTCGCCATGGGCGGCGCGCTGGGCGTGTTGAGCAACATGTTGAACGCTCTCGCAACGGGTGAGTTGGTGCTGGTGAATGCGCCGCCCCCCGAACAGAAACCAGCCGGTGATGGTGAACCGGATCCACCTGGACTGTCGCGAATCGAAGGCGGCAAGAAAACAGGGGAGGGTGACGGAGACTGATGAGCGGCATGGACATGAGCAAGGCGAGTCTTCCGATCACTGTAGTCGCAGGCATTGTGGTGCTGGGGCTGGGGTACTGGGTGAATGCTCAGGACGCGAAGATCGAGAAGAACGCAGATGCTATCGAGGAAGTCGAGGAAGAAGTCATAGAGCAGAAGCTCGAAGTGAAAGACGAACTCTCCGACATCAAGACGGTGCAGGCAATCAACGTGATATTGCTGCAGCAGATTGCTGATGACATTAAGAAGATGGCAGACGATGGGTGACTTCAGGTATGGGCATAAATCATCGGGCAGGATTGCTACGTGCCACCCTCGTCTGCAAGAGGTGGCGATGCTTGCGATCACGATGACGCCCGTGGACTACACCATCATCCATGGCTGGCGTGGCGAAGAAGTCCAGACCGTGTTGTTCGAGTCAGGTGCATCTAAGAAGCCCTGGCCTGAGTCCACGCACAACAATGAAGAAGAAGAGCCCGATGGCGTACGCATGCCTTGCTCGTTAGCAATCGATTTCGGCGTGCTCATCGGCGGCAAAATTCCGTGGGGCGATACGCACGCCTTCGCGGTGGTAGCGGGGGTTTGGTTCGCCGCAGCGAAGGAGCAGGGAGCTGTTCTGCGCTGGGGTGGAGATTGGGACATGGACGGAAGTACGGAAGATCAGACGTTCATGGACTGGGGACATGTGGAGATAAGACTATGACCTTAAATAATCCGTTGGATCTCTTGTCACTGAAGCTGTTAGGCATCGGTGTCGAGGTGTGCATCGCAACTGTCGATGAGAAACGAACTATTGACCTGACCATCGAGACGGTCGTGTGGAGCAAGAAGTGGCAATTCCCATTCTAGGAAAAATTATCGATACGGTACTCAGCAAAGGAGCTGATCTTATATCCGAGTTCATTCCGGACAAGGACAAGGCTGCTGAGTTCGTCCACAAGTTCGAGATGGCTACGCTGGCGGACAAAGATCTTGAACGTCAAGCCGAGATCGCGTTTGAAGAAACGATGACCAGCCGTATCACCGCTGAGCTGCACCAGTCAGACGTGTACACGAAACAGACTCGCCCGAAGATTGCGAGGCAGTCGTGGTACCTCACCATTGCGTACGCGATCTTCTCGACCATCGTGGCTCCGTTGCTGGCGCACTTCACTGCGCAGACGGGTCCGGATGGTGTAGTGATTGCCGGTGTATTCGCGGGCCTCACTTTCCAGTGGGAAGTGTTTATCGCGATTGCATCCCCCGCGCTCACCTACATGGGTGTGCGTACTTTTGATAAATGGAAAAACGGAGGCTCTTCATGAGCGTACTGACAGCACTTAGCCAACTGATCTGCCATCCCCGAATGGGGGGCGGCAGTCTCGTCACAATCCCACAAGCGTCGGAGCTGCTGGTGCACGCCGATGCAGGCAGGGTTACAGAAGAGCAATTGGAAGCCATGGCAGCAGCTGTTCGGGGACCAACACCCGATGAGTGGGCAGCGATGCAGGGAGAGGTACCTGATGAGCCAGAACCGACGCCGGAACCAGAGCCGGTTGCTGAGGTTGAAGCGCCGACGCCGGAACCCGAACCCGAGCCCGAGCCAGCAGCCGAAACCGTCGAGGACGACGACACAGTCGCCCCTGCCTGAGGAGTAACCCATGGCTGTCTCAATGACATACAACTCGCTGCTGGACGACTTACGTGCGTACCTCGAAAGAGGTACAGCCGTGGACGAGACAGTGTTCGAGCAGCTGCCGAGTTTGATCAACCTGGCTGAGAGACAGCTTGCAAACTCAGTGAAGTTGTTGGGCTTCGTGAGCGTCGTGACGGACACCATGACCATAGGGCAGTCGGTAATTCCAAAGCCTGATCGATGGAGGGATACGATCTCGATCAACTTCGGTGTGGGAACAGCGCAAGTACGGACGCAGTTGTTCCTACGATCTTATGAGTACGTGCGCACATTCCACCCCGACGAGGATGTGACAGGTCAGCCCAAGTTCTACGCTGAGTACGACTACTTCAACTGGCTGATCGGACCATCGGCGGACTTCGCATATCCGTTCGAGGTCAATTACTGGGAGTTGCCTGCTTTGTTAGATGCGGCGAATCAAACAAACTGGACAACGGACTTTGCCCCCAATGCGATCCTCCATGGTTCGTTGTTGCAGGCAACTCCCTTCTTAAAGAACGATGAACGCATAGCGGTGTGGCAGGGCATCTACGACCGAGACGTTGCGATCCTCGAAGCACAGGACGTGAAGCGGATCATCGATAGAAACGTAACGAGGGAGAACGTCTGATGAGTTACACCGATGTCTTTGGTGGGGAGACGATCTTCCCATCGCTCACAAGTTACCTTTCGATCACGACAGCTGTGGACCTCACACTGCAATGGCCGCGAGAGCAGCAGATCGCTGGCTTTAATGTCGTTGCTGATTGGATGGATATCGATACCAGTGCTCCAGCGCTCAACATCGACATGCCCTCAGCGTCGTTCACGTCCACGGGTAACAAAGCAATATTCAGTAACATCGGCGCGAACACCTTCACTGTGCGCGATAGCACGGGTGGGACTATTCAGTCGGTAGCTCCGGGTGAGCAATGGATTTTGATCCTCACGGACAACACCACCACTGCAGGTACGTGGACTACCTCCCAGCTGGGTGCCACGGTGTCGGTTGCATCAGCCTCTGCACTGGCAGGTGCTGGCATCAAAGCGATCACCACTACGCTGAACCAACAGATCGATTCCGACGTCGAGGCTGCGACACCGTTTACGGTAGTCGATGGTGACCGAGCGAAGTGTCTGATCTACACCGCTGGTGCGGGGACAGCCAACCTACCGTCACCAGGTGCCGTTGCCAACGACTGGTTCTTCATGTTGCGCAACTCAGGCAGTGGCACGCTCAACGTGCTGCCACCGTCGGGACTGATCGATGGTGGTGCGAGCATCAACCTTGATCCAGAGGACAGTGCATTCATCTTCACCGACGGCACGGACTTCTTCACCGTCGGCTTGAGCACTGGCTCGACCATTGCGTTCGACTTTGTTTCGATTGCGATACCGGGCTCTGGTGACTTCGTGCTCAGCGGTGCGAACCTCGACCGAATCTCCTACCGCTTCACAGGCGTGCTCACGGGTAACCGTCGCATCGTCGTGCCGAATACTACACAGCAGTACTGGGTAGACAACCAGACGACGGGTGCCTTCACGCTAGAGATCGATACGGCTGCAGGTGCCGGTCAGGTTGTCCCGCAAGGCGAGAGCGTCATCCTCTACTGTGATGCCACTGACGTCATCAACGCATCGTCATCTACGAGCGTGTCGTTCCCGATCACCATCGGTCAGGGCGGCACAGGTGCGACGACGGTCGGTGGTGCACAGGCAAACCTGCAGGTGCCTCCGACATCAAGAGATATGATCGCAGGCGCAGGGATGACTGGGGGTGGGACTCTCGCAGCTGACCGTACGTTCGATGTTGTCGCAGGTGTCGGTCTCCTAGTCAACGCTGACGACGTCGATGTTATCCAAGCGACGGAGGGTCTACTAGGCGGCGCAGAGCTAGCGACGCAGGTTGAGACGGATGCAGGCGTCGATGACACACGGATCGTCACGCCGCTGAAGCTCGCGGCATTCGTTCCCGCTTCGCTGATAGGCGTATCTGTCTACGACCAGATCACCGCTGACGTTACTGTCAACAACAGCACTGCACTGGTCGATGTGTTGACCACGGGGACAAACGTCCTTCTCGCAAACGCGGTGTATATCGTTGAAGGCTACCTCTACATGAGATCGTCCCTTGTAGCAGGTGGACGTTTTACCCTCGATGCCCTTGGCGAGGCGGACATGTCGTTCATGTACACCATGTTCGCATCGGGGGGAGGGAGCGACCTACGAGAACAGGACAACGGATCAGGTGCTGCACAAACACAGTTCATAACTATGTCTGGGGCGACCAATGGTCACGTCATGTTCAAAATGCAGATCCAGATGGCAGGTGGTCCAGGCACCTTCAGGGTGCAGTGGGCGCAGTCGGTAGCGGAGGTTAGTAACTCAGAGATGAAAGCGGGTTCTTGGATTCGCTGGGTGCAGACTTCGTAATGGCTGAAGCACCTGCACTGCTAGCATCACAACCGGGCATCAAGCGTGATGGTTCGAGGTTCGAGGGGTCGAACTATATCGATGGACGGTGGTGTCGGTTCCAGCGTGGCAAGCCTCGCAAGATGGGTGGCTACCAGCAGGTGACAGACACGGTGCCCGAGATCACTCGTGGCATGCACTCGTTCTCGCAAGACGACATTCAATACCTGCACCTGGGACACCCCGACACTATTGGGCAGTACCTGGTGTCGAACGGTTCTCTCAATGTGTTCAATGACCGTACTCCTGCAGGCTTCGTAACTAGCGCAGACAACCTCTGGCAGTTCGACATCTTCGCGGACACGGCAGGCACGGGGAACCACTTGTTAATCGCGCACGGTGCACCGAACGCAGCCAACATCGATAACTCGGTTGGGCGGAATATCTACATCGATACGATTGATGCGCCAGCGATCTTGAACGTCGTAGGTCTCAACATTGATGCCGCAGTAGGATGGAACACGGGAACGGCGGGACCAGTCAGTGGTGGCATCGTTGTCACGACTCAGTTC